TAAGTATTTTGATCAACATCAATAACACCACCTAATGAATTCCAATTACTACCATCACAACCTTCAAAACTATTTAATTGTGTATTAAATCTTATCATACCTTTATGTTCATTATCAGCAGCTGGTCTATCATTAGTTGTATTTCCATATGGAATAATTATACCATCAGAACCAACAATATGTAATGTTGTTAATGGATTTTTTGTTCCTATACCTATTTTATTATTTTGAATACTAAAAATAGTATTATTACTAATATTTGTAATATCTAATATATTACCATTATTTAAAGCAGATTCTGAAACTGATATATTACCAACAATATTTAATTTACTGTTTTTAACAAATTCAGTTCCAATACCTAAATTATCATCAATATACATATTTCCACGTATATTAATACCATCAGGACCTTTTGTTGAGTCATTATTTTGATGCTGAAATATTTCATCTATTTTTACTTTACCCAAGTATTTAGAAATAATGTGTTTATTAGGCATTTTTTATAATATATAATATTAGCCATAAACCTATAAAATGATTAAATATCATTAATAAAAAAAATGAATTAAATTTAATTAATTTTTAAGTTCGTTTAAAGATTTATTAATAATATCTATAATTTCATATACTTGATAAGAGTTAATATTTATTGGACAAACAATTCTTATAACATTTCCATAAGGACCTGATTTTAATAATAATAAACCATTTTTAAAACATAATTGTTGAAATTTAGATGTTAAATCTGAACAAGGATCATCATTATTATTTATAATTTCAAAACCTATCATTAAACCTTGTGTTCTTATATCACCAATACAATTATGCTTACTTTTAAGGTTATTTAATTCTTTATTTATTAAAATACCAATTAATTGAGCATTTTCCCATAATTTATTTGTTTCCATATAATTTATTATTTTTTCACCTGTTAAAAATGATAATTGATTACCTCTCCAAGTTCCTGAATGATTATATTCAGTCCAATTATTTAAATTATTATTATGTAAAATACAAGATAATGGTTGCGAACCACCAATTGCTTTTGCCATACATATAACATCAGGTTTAATATTTGAATGTTGAAAACCAAATTTATATCCTGTTCTACAAAATCCTGTTTGTACTTCATCTAAAATTAAAGGAATATCTAATATTTTTGTTATTTTTCTTAAATTTCTAAGATAATTTATAGATGGTATATTAATACCACCTTCACCTTGTATTGGTTCAACAATAACAGCTGCAGGTTTAGATTTTTCTTTAAAATTATTTATTAATATATCATTTATATAATTATTAATATTTTCTTCTGATAATGTTGAATAATTATTTGGATAAGGTAATATATAAGTATCATTTAATGGTGTAAATTTTAAATTAGATTTTAATTTACTACTTATACTAGAAGCAGCATAAGATTGTCCATGATAACCATTTGTAAAACTAATTATACTATTTCTATTTGTAGAAATTTTACATAATTTTATAGCAGCATCAATTGCATCAGAACCACTTGGAGAACAAAATTGAATGTTATAATCATTAAATTCATTAGGAATAAAATTATATAATGTTTTCATAAAATTATACTGTAATTCAGTTGGAATATCCATAGTTTGTACAGGAAAATTATTTTTAGTAAAATAATTTATACTTTCATTAATAATTGGATGATTATGACCTAATGGTAATGAACCAGCAGATAATATACAATCTATATATGATTTATTATTAATATCAATTACTTTATTATATTTTGCTTCTTTAATTATTATAGGAAAATAATTAATTAAAGTTTTAGCATTTGATAGTTTATTATTAAAAAAATTTATATTCATTATATTAAATAATTATTAAGTAAATTTTATATTCGTGAGTTATATTAATTTAAAAAATGTTTAATTATATTAATTATATTAAATAAATGGATACTTCTATTATAGTTGCTTTGATAACAGGTGGATGTGCTATATCATCATTAATAGTTCAAAAAATATTAAAAGTTAATTGTGATTCAAATGTTATTGAAGAAAATCAAAATAATAATTCTTCTTGTAATTGTTTTATTAGTAATAAATGTTTTAAAAAAAAAATACCAAATGAACCAAGACCTATTAAAGTATTAAATAAAGTATTTGAACCTCCATTTAATGGTTATACAATAAATGCTAATAATATAAATAGAAATATGAATTATTGTAAAATATTATCAGATAATTCATATTTAATTGATATTCCACCAAGAATTAATTTAATTAATAATGGACGTATAGTTGAAAATGGTAATGTTAATGTTTTCAAAGAATTTAAAGAACAAAAACCAGAAACAGGTAATTATTTTTTAGAAGTAGAGTTAAATAATATAACTGAAAATAAAGTTAGATTATTTATAAAAAGATTTGATAAAAATTATTCATATGTTGGTTTATCTGAATATAAATATGCTAATGAAGGATTAAATAATTTTAAAACTGAATCTAAAATTGGAACAAATAATATATATTATGAACAAGTTGGAGTTCAAGTTTTTTGTAATGAAAAAGAAATTGAAGGTAATTCAATATGTATAATTAGTAAAGTTTATTTAAATAATAAACCATTAACAGGATGTTATTTATTTTAAAGTATATAAATATAATTTTTTTTATTATAATTATGGATATATTTTATATTTTATTGATAATTGGTTTTATTTTAATTTGTATAATAAATATATGTTGTTGTTATAAATGTTTAAAATCATGTTTTAATAGTGAAATTTAAAAAATATTTAAATATAATTTTTAATATTTAAATTATGATTGACATAACTTTTTTTTTATTAATATGTACTATAATATCTACTTTTTGTATTTGTTTAAAAATATGTTATAATTGTTTTAATGATTAAAATTAAAATTATTTAAAACTATGTAATTTATTAATATTAAATAATGAAATATATCTACTTTTTTTTATTAGTAATAAATACTTTAACTAATTGTATAAATGTAGATTTATTTTATAATAATAGACAATGTAAATATCAAGGTTTAAATTTAGGAACAAATTTTAATACTCCGTTACAATGTGCAAATTCTGTAATTTCAAAAACACAATGTGGAAATTATTTTATGTGGTCTCAACAATTTAATACATATTGGGGTTGCAGATGCTGTACACCAGGTTCAGGAACAGCATTTGGTAGTATAAATAGTTATTGGAAAGTATATAGAATAACAAATATTCCAACAATATCACCAACTATTAGTCCAACAACATCACCAACAGCTTTTAGAACAGAATATTGTAGTAGTGATTTAAATACAAAATTTTGTGGTTATACAGGATTAAGTTCTGCTAATTGTCAAGCCTTAAATTGTTGTGATGAAGATTATCAATCACAATCAAATAGAAGAAGAAGAAGAAGAAGAAGATTAATATTAGAATCAGGAGTAAAAGAATGTTATCCTAAGAAACATTTAATTAATATTAATAATAATTTAGATAAAGTTAAATCACTAATGAATAATGAATTAAGTTATAATTTTATAAATATACATGAATCATATCTTTTTAGAAGGACAAGGTCTTGGCCAAGATATCAAGGTATAACTAATTTTGTAAAAAATCCAAATAATATGAAAGCTTATTTAATTAGTGGAAGTTTTCGTTATCCTCATAATAATGTAAATTATCGTTGTTCTTATCCATTTAAAAAAATAGAAATAATGGAATTAAATTTAAATACAGATACTATTGAACAACGTATGTTATTAGGTTATACAGGATTTAGTGATAGTTATTTAACAAAAACACAATCACAAGGTGGTTATGTTAGTGATGAAACAATAGATAATACTGCAAAAATAGTAAATAATATATTATATATAATAACAGGAAATAGATATGAGTGTGCAAGTAATTATAATTTTGAATCAACATTAATAAGATTTGATGTATCAACTTTTAATATAATAGATAAAACATTTTTCAAAAATATGAATGGTCCTACAATTAATGGAGATAATGGATATTTATTTAATCCATCAACATCATTATTTATAGGAACAAATTTATATATATCATTTGAATCAGAACATACAGCAATATTTAAAATAGATTTAACTAGTAGTTTAAGTTTAACAAATTATATAAGACCAAGTTATATAGTAGTAGAAGAAACTATTGTAAATGATGAACCTGTTTTAGTAAATGTAACTAAATATTTAAAATCAATAAAACATAGTGTATATGATTATGATAGAAATATTATATATTTTATAGAAGATGAAGGTATAGGAACATCTCATATAAGAATAGCTAAGTTTAATGTAAATAATTTTAACAATAATATTAATGTTAAAAAAATAGAAAGTATAAGTGGAATAACAAGAATAAAATATTATAATAATATATTATATACATTAGTTGGTTATAAAAATCCTGTTGAATTATATAGATTATCAATTAATGGTTCATTAATTGAAATTCCTAATAGTTGTGGAAAAAAATCAATAATATTTCCATTAGATTATAAAATTAATAATTTTGAAATAGACACTAATTCAGGTTTTATATATTTAACGAGTTATGAAACACCAAATGTTAAATTATTTAGAATAAGTCTTAAAAGTTTTAGTTACAATAATAATGATATAATAACATTAACAGCTAATTATTATAGAGCTTTAATGGGTAAATATCATGGAACTAGTAATTTAGCAATTCAAGGTTCAACTACTGTAGATAATACTTATTATATTCCAAAAATTAATGTTTCGTTATATGTTTCTGAAATAGGAAAATTATATTTAACTACAAGTATTCAAGGTCCTTCTCCTGTAGTGCTAATCAAAGTAAATTTAACAGGTTGTGATAAAGGTAGATACATAAATAATAGTCAATGTATAGAATGTATTCCTGGTAAATATAGTAATACTATTGGTGCTTCATCTTGTTTATCTTGTGTTTCAGGAAAGTATAGTTCAACAAGTGGTTTATCTACTTGTATAACTTGTAATAAAGGTACAATATCAAATATGAGTGCAAGTAGTTGTATATCATGTCCTGAAGGTCGTTATAGTGAACATAAAGGTATGAGTTTTTGTAAGAAATGTAGTCCTGGAAAATTTTCAACAACAATTGGTGCAATTAATATTAATACTTGTATTAATTGTTATAATGGATTAATAAGTGAATCAGGTTCTAGTATATGTAAAAAATGTAATGCTGGTGAGTTTAAATCAGGTGCAAATTCTTGTAGTAAATGTCCAAAAGGAAGATATGGTAGTATTGATGGTTTAGAAGATTTAAATAGATGTACTCAATGTCCAAAAGGTAAATATAGTTCATCAATTGGTGCTACTAATGATTCTGTATGTATAGAATGTCCTATAGGAAAATATAATAATTTAAAAGGTCAAACAAATATTATAAATTGTATAAATTGTGAAGCAGGTAAATATAGTATAACACGTGGAAATCCTTCTGATTCTAATTGTATCAATTGTAATCTTAATGCTTTATCTAATAAAGATAATACAGATTGTTTTTGTGATAATGGTTATTATCAAATTGAACAAAATGGTCATTTAATATGTAAAATTTGTCCTGAACAAGCTAGTTGTGTAAAAAATACAACTATTAAAACATTAAAAATAAAACCTGGTTATTGGAGACATAGTCTTACAACAGTAGATATTCGTGAATGTTTTATAGATAATGCTTGTATAGGTGGAATATCTAATAATAATTTAGATGATATTTGTTATAAAGGACATAAAGGTCCTTATTGTGATATATGTTTAGATAATTATGCTAAAAGTACTGATGATTTATGTGCTGAATGTCCTAAAGAACAAGAAGGTTTAAATATATTTATAACTGTTTTAGTTATATCAATAATATTATGTGTTGTATCATTTTTAATTATTACTGCAAATCCAAGTGGTAATCAAGTAGATTTAGTATCAGGAATAGCAAAAGTATTAACAAATTATTTACAAGTTTTTTCATTAGCAAAAGAATTTGATGTAAAGTGGCCATCATTATTAAAAATATTTTATTCTACAAGTAATAAAGCAGCTAATCCAAGTATTCAATTTTATTCAAGTGATTGTAGTATCAATTTTGATTATTATCAAATATTTATAATGTATAATGTATTACCAATATGTTTTATAATTGTTACAATGATTATATTATTTAATATATCATATTATAAACAAAATAGTTATAATAAAGAAATTAATGAAATTGAAGATAATTATAATAAACAACAATCAGAATTAGATAATGATATATCATTAACTGAAAGTTATAAAGAATATGAAAAAAAAAGAAGTATTATAATAAATAGTTTTACTAATAAACGTACATTTATTAGAAAATGGACTAATACTTCATTAGTAGTAGGATTATTTTTAATTTATCCATCACTTGTAACAAATATATTATCTATGTTATCTTGTATAAAAGTAGGAAATGATTATTATATTTCAAGTAATATGGATATAAAATGTTATACAACAAAACATGAAATATATTCTATTTTTGCTTATTTATTTATGGGAATATATGGTTTAGGTATTCCATTATTAGCATTCTTATTAATATTTAAATATAGAAATAGATTATATGTTAGTGAATTGAATACTGAACAAAATGAAGCATCATCATTATCATTTTTGTTTTTAGGTTATAAAGAAAGCAAATATTATTGGGAAATAATAGTATTATTTCGTAAATTAGGAATAATAATGATTAGTGTATTTTTAAAAGAAAGTAGTAGATATCAAATGAATTGTGCTTGTTGGTTAATTCAAGTATCATTAATTTTACATTTATATTATGAACCATATAATACATTAAGTAATTATGGTAAAGTATGTAATAGATTAGAAGTATTATCATTAGTTGCTTTAACTTTCACTTTAAATATTGGTATTATATTTGGAACAAAAAGAGATAATTATGATTTAGGTGATTATGCTAATATTTTAGTAGTATTTGTATTTATTATAAATATATTTACATTTGCTGTATTTTTATATTATTTATTAATTTATGGTAGTAGACAAATTCGTAAATTTGTTAAAAAAGGTTTATCATTTATATTAATTGTAGAAGAAGAAAATAATGAATTTTATATAAGACCTTTTGTTCAAAAAATATTAAATTGTACAGGTTATAATATAAATGAAACTATTGAATGGTGTAGAGATAATCATGAAGATATAAATATTGATAAAGATGATAAAGATAGAGATTTTGTTGATTATGATGATAGAAGTGGTACTACTGAAACATTAGATATTGAATTACAATTATTTAGAGAAAGTATGAATAATAATGATTGTATATGTACAAATAATATTAATGATAAATTAGAGTATTTACATAAATTACTTGAAACAAGACAAAAATATCAAAAAAATGAATTATATAAATATAAAAAAGTACTTGATAAATTAAAAAAACTAATTAAAGAATATACAAAAAATGATATAATAAGTCCTACTGCAAAAGATAAATTTAATTCATTTAAAGAACGAGATGATAAAGGAAATGTTATTGATAAAAAATTAATATTAAATATATTTGAGTTATTTTATTGTGATGTTAAAGAGCATTATTTACTATGGATGAATTACATAAAAATATAATTGATAATGATTATAATATAATTAATGATACAGTTAATTATATTATTGATGATAAAATGAATGAAATTAAAGAACAAGTTGTAAATTTAATAAATATGGAAAATGAAGATATAAATGTTAATATTGAAAATAATGTTAATAATATTATTAATGATATTATTAATATTGAAACTAATGTTAATAATATAATAAAAAATATTGAAACAAATTAAATTTAATAAAAATTATTATATTATATAAATATATGAACTATAAAAAAAAATATTTAAAATATAAATTAAAATATTTAAAAAAAGGTGGTAGTAATTTTGATCTTCAAGAACTTGCTAATAGTGGTTTAACTCCACAAGAATTATTTGATGCTGCATTAGAACTTCAAGAATTAGGTTCTGATGATAGTGATGATAGTTATTATAGTGATGATAGTGATGATAGTTATTATAGTGATGATAGTGATGAATATTATGTATTTAAAAACGTTAATCCTATGTTAGTTGAAAATGAACAACCAATCGATATGTCTAATCCTACATGGTTTGTTCATACAAATCAAGATGTACCTGATGATTTAGCATCAAATGGTTGGATTAAATTAGTATCGTTAAAAGGTACTGTAATATACTTAAATAATAATTTTAATCAAGTAATGAAAGATTTTGATTATGATTTTTATGTAAAACAAGGATTAATAGAAGAAAAACCACAAATATATAGTCTTCATAATAGAATAGCATTTACTATAGATGAAGCAAAACTAAAACAAAGTGAAGCTACAGATGAAGAAGGAAATCTTTTAGAATGGTAAAAAATATAATATAATTAAATAATGATTTTTTTTTTCAAATTATAAAATGACATTATTTGTTCCTGATTATAATGGTTTTACAATTGTTACTGAAAATTGTATTAATAAATGGTTAACAATATTTAAAATATATAATTCTTTAAATAATGAAGAATCATTAAAATATGAGTTAGAAAATAAACAAATGATAAAGGATTTTATTCAAAAAAAAGGTTCAGAATTAGAAAATTTACTTACTTTACAATTTACACAACAAACTGATACAATATTATTAAGTAATCAACTTAATTTAATGAGAAAAATGAAAAAAAAAAATATATTAAATATGAAAGATATATTTGAATTTTTAGAATCTATTTATATTTTACATAATACAAGAAAAGGTAAATCAATAATGACTAAAGTAAAAAACGAAATATAATTAATTTTATAAAACAGTAGTTTCAAATAATATACTTGTAACCAAATATGGGTCCATATTTGAACTTGGTCTTCTATCTTCAAAATAACCTTTTTTATCTTTTATTGTTTGATTAGGAATGCGAACTGAAGCTCCTCTGTTAGCAACACCATATGAAAATTCATCATATTTTGATGTTTCATGTAATCCTGTCATTCTTAATTCATTATTTGTACCATAAACATCCATATGTTCTTTATGTTTTTTTGATAATTTATCAATAGATTCATTAATAATATCTAATCCTGTTTTTTCAGTAGTTCCATTTCTCATACTTTCTGTACTATAATTTGTATGACATCCTGAACCATTCCAATCACCAGAAAGTGGTTTTGGTTCGAAATCTATTATAATATTAAATTTTTCAGCAATTCTTTGTAAAATATATCTTGAAATCCATACTTGATCACCAGCGTTAATACCTTCAACAGGTCCTATTTGATATTCCCATTGACCAGGTGCTACTTCAGCATTAATACCTGAAATTGATAAACCTGCTTCTAAACAAGCATTATAATGTTCATCAATTAATTGTCTTCCCATAGCATTTCCTGAACCAACACTACAATAATATTGAAATTGTGGATTAGGTAATTTTTCTGTTTCAAATCCTAATACTTTATTAGTATTTTTATCTATCATAAAAAACTCTTGTTCAATTCCATACCAAGGTTTTTCATTTAAATTTCTTGAAAATATTTTATTAGCTTTAAATCTATGATTATTTTTTAATGGTTCATCATTTGGAGTATAAGTATCACACATAACTAAAATATTATTTTCTTTTCTAAATGGACAAGGGAAAATCATTCTAGGTTTGATTATTACTTCTGAATCTTTACCTGTTGCTTGTTCTGTTGATGACCCATCATAATTCCAATTAGGAATATTATTAATAGTCATATTATCTATATTTAATGTTCTTGCTTTAGAGCGAAGTTCGTTACGACCACCTATCCATACATATTCAGCTATTATTCTCATTTTTAAAATAAAATAGATTTTTATTTTTAAATATATTAGTTTAAATTTTAAATATATTTATATATTTTAGATTTATCAATATAATTTTTTCCTTTAGCTAATGGAATTTGACTTTGTTTCCAAAAATAACATTTTTTTATTCTATCTTCATGTTTAGTAAATCTAAACCATTTTTCATTTATTTCATAATTAGTTTTATATATAGGTTTTTCATATCTAACTTTTTCTAATGCATTTTTTTGTCTAGGTTTATTACAACAATAATCTAAACAATCATCAAATATATTATGATTCATAATATTTTATTATTTATAAAAAAATAATATAATATAATATATTAATGAATAAAAAAGAAATTATTCAAAATATTGAATTAAATAATTATATATTTAAATTATTATTTAATGAAAAAAATATAAAAGGAGGAAATTGTAATAAATTATTAGTTAAAAAAGTTATAAATTTAAATAAATTATTATCAAAAGAAATTGAAAACTATATTCAAAAAGGTGGAAAAAAAACTAAAAATATATTAAAATATTATTATAATAGTAAATTTAATGAATATAAATTAAAATATGTTTTTAATATTTAAATTAAATTTATTAAATTAAAAGCAATTTTTAATAATTCTTTTCTTTCCGATTCATAACTTCTAAACTTTTTTAAAGAATTATTTAAATTATACCAACCTATATTTTTTATTTCTGTTATTTGTTCTAAATTATTTTTATTAATTTTTAATTTTATATTTTTATTTGTATAAGCTAAATAATATACATGTTCATATCTTATTGAATTAGTACCAATAAATCTTTCTTTTAAAGGATTACAATCTAAAATATTAATTTCAGAACAATCAATATCGGTTTCTTCAGAAAATTCTCTCATTGCACATTCTAAATCTGATTCATTATTATTACGTCGTCCTTTTGGAATTCCAAATTCTGTTTCTTTATATTTACTTTTATATTTTTTTGATAAATTTATTAATAAATTATTTTCTTTTATAATATCAAATTTTTTTTTACTAATATGATATTCTTTTTGAAATTTTTTAAAATACTGTTTATCTTGCGATTCTGTACCCCATAAATTTACCCACAGAATATCAAAAGATTCTTTATTAATTTTATTTAATTCTTGTTGTGTCATATTTTGAATTAATATAATTAATTTACTATATGGTTCATCTAATTCATACTTACCTCTTAAAAATTCTACATAAGATAAAGAATCTTTACGTTGAATTAATAATGTTTCTATATTAGTATTTTTAATTAATTTAAATAATATTATACCATATGAAACTATTGGATAAGTACAATCTCTGTATATATGATTTTTTTTACCACAATTTACACAATAAATTTTTTTTTGTTTATTCATTATATTTATATACTTATATACGTTCTATATAAGTTTATTAAATTAAATTACAATTTTATCATCAGATGAACCATCTGTTGATGAACCTACACCAACATCATTATTTTCAGCTGTTTCATTTGAGTCTGTTGATTGTTCTTCATTTTTTGGAAGAACACGATTTAAAAATGCACATAATCTTTTATATAAACGACCTACATCTTCTAATTCTTCAGCTAACCATGTACCTCTTCTTGAAGATATTTCAAGAACAGATCTAAATGAAACAAGATCAGATATATTTAATTCAACTTGTTCAGATTGTTCTTCGGTTTGTTCTTCGGTTTGTTGTTCTTGAGTAGAAACTTCTTTATTTTCTTCACTAGACATTATAATTATATATATAATTATTCTTTTAAATTAATAATATTTAATTAATTATATAGAAATTATTTAATATTATATTTTATGAAATATTATAGTGATTATAGTAGTTATAATAATAATAATTCAATTATTACACTAAATACTTATAATAATAAAGTTTTTTTTAATAAAGATAATAATGAACAAATCATAAAAACAAATAGAAATATATTTAATGATACAGTAGTTATTGATAATAATAATAATGTT